AATTAGATTACTTTACGAGAGCAACCTTGGCTTTTGGATTAGCCTTATTCCATTTTGCAGCAAGTGCATTGAATGCCTTTTTAATTGCATCAAGAGCAGCAGAGTTATCTGCTTTTAATTTTGCAATTTCAGCATCTTTAGCAGCAACGGCATCGGATAGGGCTTTATCAGCAGCAAGCTTAGCGGTTACTGCATTAGCCTTAAGTGTTGCAACCTCTGCCTTAAGTGTTGCAATTTCTGCATCAGCAGTAGCCTTGGCAGTTGCAGCAGCAGTTGCAGCAGCAGCAGCGTCGGCAGCACGAGCAGACTTCTCTGTTGCTAAAGCAGCCTCAGCAGTAGCCTTGGCAGCAAGCGCAGCAGTAAGTTCTGCAGCAAGGTCACGAACTGCAATATTCTTTGCAACAGATGAAGTAATGGTATTAAAACCAGTTACAGCAGTTGCCAAATCAGCAGAGTTTGTGACTGAAAAAATTACAGCAGCCGAACCATTGGTTGGAAGTGTAACCTTAAAATCACGGGCACCAAAGTCTGCTAGACCAGTGCCAGTTGTGGCAGTTGTCGTATCAAGAGTTCCGTTAGCAACTACTGCTGTAATTGACTTTCCAGAAACCTTATTACCGAATACATCCTTAGCGGTAACTGTTAGCGTCACCTGTGTACCAGAAGCACCGACGTCAAGACCAGATACTGAAATATCATTGATCTTTCCGACTGCACCTTGTACATAATAAACCTTAGTTTCACCTTGGTTTGTAATGGAAACAGTTCCTACTGCGGTGGTCTTTGTAAAAACAAAGAATGTAGCAGTTGTTCCTGTTCCAGTTGCAATTGTTGTTGAAGCAGATCCACTAGCAGCAGTTACTGGAGCAGCAGCAGTTGCTGTTGCAAGTACGATAGAGGCATTTGTTGCAGAAACCGCAACGGCTGTACCTGTATCCACTGTAACTACAAACTTTAGAGCATCAGCAGCATCAACAGAATTATCTGATGGAACTGGAAGCTCCACAGCAGTTGTTGTGGCTGTTCCCGCTGTTGCAGGGGCGCTACCATTAACAGTCAAAGCAACTGTCATAGGGGCGGCATTTGCAGGTGCCACTCCAAGGGTGCCCAGTGTCATGGCTGCAACCATGGCGAGAGCTATTTTCTTAAATGATTTCATTTAATTTTTTCTCCTTTTTTATTCTGACCCATTGTAGACCAGAAATCTATTTTATGTACGAATTCCGCCAATTTGATGGGGAATGGTTATCCTCTATACTTTGTTTCATCTCAATGTCTTCGTACATTCGAACAATATGCATGCAAGGATCTTGACCTTCATCAAACTCTGCAAACTCTTGCTCAGACATTGGTAGTCCGTCATGGGTATAACATACTGGGGGTCCGCACCAACCTTTTTCAATCCCGTATGTCATCCATTCACTAAATGTTATATCCATCCTTCAAACTCTTTCACGAGTTTGTGTTTAGGCTGTGCGCCAACCACTTTTTTGACTGGTACTCCATTTTCGAATACCATTAATGTTGGTATTGTAGATATGTCGTACTTTGTAGCCAAATCTTGTTGTTCATCTACATGAACTTTAGCAATTGATACATTGTACTCACTTGCTATCTCATCTAATATTGGAGCAACCTTTAAACAAGGCCCACACCAATCCGCCCAAAAATCTACAATCAGTATCTTGTTGTCATTTAAAGCTTTACTAAAGGTTTCACTAGTTAGATTCATCTGTATCCTCCGCATGAGTTGGCCAGTAGTAACTGCAAGATTCACAGCAAGTATACCCTAGTTCACGATAGTCCGCAAACTCCGAATAGAAATAGTACTTTTCTGGGTCCTTTTCGTACAACCTTCCCTTATGAGAATAATGTACACGCTCATCTCCTAGCCACCAAGGCTCATCTGATTCCAGCATAAGGAAATTTTCCTGATAGATCTGGTCGAATGTATCTCGTGTACTATTCTTATAGCCACGCATAATGATTTCTTTTACGATGGCTTCATTGTATAGGAACAGCCAATCTTCATGGCCCTCCCACATTTTGACGGCTGGATGATTCACCCATGCGCCTGATTCATTATAATATCCTGCAAGAGACTTGAGGACCTGAAGATTTTCTACGCTTTGCTTAATAAGACGCTTACGATCTAAATGTTTAGCAGTCTTTGCAAAGTCCGCCTCTGGTAAAAATGTTTGCATAGTCCTATCTTACTAAATAGTATAAGGCTAGTCAATACTAGTCTTGATTTTTTAATTCTTCTGCTGCTTGGTTGAATTTATCCATAAACATTTGGATAACAAATAATGTGCTTTCTTGTGCATTTTTCTTCAAAGCTGCTTCTGCCATTTCATTTCTTTCTTCTAATGGCATTGCGTTATACCATTTCTGATATAACGCAATTGCAACGTCTCCGATTATTCCTTCTAATACGGTGACTTGATTAGCCATTTAAAATATCCTTGCTTACAACATACCCTGAAATAGTTTTACTTTTTACTGGGTAGGATTTTGATTTAATCAAATCTAATAATTGTTGTTTTGTGTATGAAGGATATTTTGATTTAAGTCCAACATAAACTGCTGCTGCAACTTGTACCGAAACAGATGTGCCGTCTTCGTTGAAAAAATATCCACTAGGATTAATAAGTCTTAATCTACCAAGAGCAAACATATCTGTGATATTAGAATCGTAATTAGAATAAACTGCAATTCCGTCCGTAACTGAAGTTGCAGATACAGTTACTGCTTGACTAATACAACCTGGCCAAGATACACGCTTTTGATCACGCATATTACCAGCAGCAATAAAAACAGGTACTCCTGACGAATCAAGTGTTGATATAGCACTTACAGTATTTGGTGTTGTTGGGCAATAATTAGCCAAAGGTGCTAAATTATGATGTCCTTGAGAGATTGCCACAGCCTGAATATTAAATTTAGACTTGTTTGCGTTTACCCAATTTAAAGCCTTAACAAAAGTTTCCTCATTGTATATCTGTCTTACGCCAGTTGAAGTGGCTCCAACAATCCTTACGAATACAATTCCAATATTTGGATTAGTTGATACTGATGCATGTGCCATTTTAGTTCCATGATCAAAGCCATTTGCCACCATTTGTGATAATGGCATATATGCTGCTCCTGGACCCTCCATAAAATTAGATCCATTTGGGCATGAATTCCATTCTAAAATACATACTTCATAAACAATTCTATCTTTAAACACTGGTAAATTTGCGTTCAAAGCTGTATCAAGAATTGCCACCGTTGCAGGAGCAGGCTGATTAGCCTGAACCATATTGATTGATGTGATAGTTGTAATTAAGGCTACAACAGCCGCCATTAGTTTTTTATTCATGTTGCCTATTCTACTAAATGACAACTAGATCGTCAATACTAGTTGTTAGGAATATCTGGTCTATTTGGTTTCTTTGCGTACCATTTTCCAGCATCCATCTCTGGGGCTTTCATTCCGCCAACCTCAATGATTGCTGACAACATGGCTTTTACATATTCTATTTCGTAGGTAAGTCTAATTATTTCTAATTCTGCAATTCTAAGTCTTTCTGATTTTCTCAATTATCTAATCCTTCTATGTAGTCTACTGGCGTTGGAGCAGTAGCAAGACTGCCGCAATTTGCACATTCCATGTCAAGGAAGTAAGTTGCGATTTCATTCTCATTAAAAATTACTTTTAAGTTGAAAATGTTACATCCGCAGGCACAGACATGAGTCGGTGTTCCACGAAGATCCATGGCATTATCATAGTTATCTGGTTTAAGATTTAATATGTCGTCCACTTCTTCATCCTTGTCATCTTCTTCCTGATTGTCAAATACAATAACAGTATGCTTATCTAGGAAGTCTCTTATTAATCCTACTGTAACTAATCCAAACAGTAGGGCGGCTAAACGATTCAGCCACTTCATATGTCTATTATACTCCTAGACCTCTATAATTGTAAAGGGGCCTCTTACGCTCATTATGAACTTGGCTGATGCCTCTAGAGCCATTCTTACACGCTTTCGTGGAGTCTTTATTGTAGACGTGGAAAATAAAGATCCTAGCGCTACTTGCTGTCCGCTTCCTTCTGCAAGGTATTCAACATCAACTTCAGCAACATGATAGTCTACATCCATAATAAATATTCTTCCAGTATTTTGTACTGCAATAATTATAATTCCACCTTCATCGCCATCTTCACCAGCGCTTGTACCAAATCTTCCATATCCGTGTTCTTGATAAGCTTCTTTGACAGATTCAACAAACTTAGTACGCATAAATTTATCTAAATTTTTATATCCTGCCGTCGGCTTATAAATTGGCGGAGTCCAGTTGTATTGTAAAATTTGTCCCATTCTAAAAGAATCAACAAAGCCTACGCCAAACTGTCCCACTCTAAAAACTTTAGGATCTGTTGTTTGAAGTATTAAACCAGACTTTTCATCTGATGCGGCAGAATCTCCTCCAAGAAATACCTTGTTCCCAGAAGATAGGGCTACGATACAGGTCATATACCCTATTGTACTATTTCTAATATTCCGAGTCTACATCCTGCAATTCAATTATATTTAATTGTACTAGGGCATTCTCAAGCTCTGATTTAACCTGGATTAATTCCTGTATTGAGGAGTAATATTTATCCTTCCAGTCTGTCAGCTCTTTTTCAAGCTTATATAATTCAATTTTAAGGTCTTTTATCTCTAATTTAAGATGATCCTGTTCCCGCTCTTGCTTTCTTGTTTTTTCTCTTTTATTTTCTTTTAGCCCCGCCACAATTGCCGTACCCATACCGCTTAATACGGCGGCAGAAATAGCCAAAACAATAGAGGTATAATCCATAATAGATTAATTATACCGTTAAATAGGTCTAAACTAATAGTTCAGACGCAGATATTTCATTTCCTATATAGCGCTTTTTAAGAACAAATTCCCTGACATGGTCGGCGCCATTTGATCTTCCAGCCAAAATAATTACCCAGCGTGGCTCCAATTTAGAATTGATGCAGGTCTCGCACATCAATAAATTAATCGGAAGCAAAGAGGACTTCTTTGCATTTAATTTATGCTTGCTCTTGCTACAGCTATAGCATAAGATCTTATCCATTATCTTCCTCTACGTGATGAAATACGATTTCGTCTACTATAGCGAACTCGTCATTTTCTAATAAAACTTCGCAATCTATTCCGTCTTTATTATATTTTACCAAAGATGCAAACGCTCCAAGCTTATCCACTGTTCCATAAACTCTTTCTTCATATATATATACAATGTTAATTATCTCATAATACTCTTGCACTTGGTACCCCCTCTAGTTCACATCTTACACCAAATGATTCTATTACTTTTTTAACCTTATCAACATAAGAAATTACTTCTTCTTTTTTGCTTCCGTCAAACTGTAAAAAATTATCTTCGTATAATCTGATCGCTAGAAAGTCTGGGTACATTGCAATATCCATCATGAGCAACATAGGTTGCCTTATCTCTCTGATCTTTTTCTTCATTTCGTCATTATAAAATACTGGTTTGTTTGGTTCGCCCGTCCATTGATTAATGCCATGTTTGAAATGGCCTTTATCATAAAAATGACTGCTATTGCTAAGCGACACCTTTACTCCTTAGTTTCTTCCAAATTTCTGGAGTCTTGTGGAGATTTTTAGACTTATCTATTTCTCCTGATGACATATAAACGCCACCCCATACTCCATACTCTGCTTTTTCTACGCCTGATTCATAGCACATTTTAAGGACTGGGCATGACAAGCATGCGTCGTCTATATTTTTTGCTATGTTGGCATCTACTTCATATTTATCATAGAATAGATTTGTGTCCATTCCACGACATACGGCCAGATGCCACCAGTCAAAATCGTCTGTATCTACACCTAAATCATTTAAAATATTTGACATACTTTATAGGGAGCTTCCATATACCATTATTGTTGACGGCTATTCTTTCTGCCGTCCCCCATGTATTCTTTCGAAACATGCCGTTTTTGCTTGTATATCCGTTGATATTTTTATTCCATATTAAAAGATCATAATTTTCCCAGAAAGTATTTATTTTTTCTGTCTGCGCTTTTCTTATGAAGACTTCAACACCTTGTAAATTTAGGTTTAACATTTTCCTTTTTATAGACTAAACCGCAGCATCCCAATATATATATTATACAGGAATTGCTGCGGCTCTGTCAATACTTATTTAATGAAAGTTCCGTTCCAAACGGACTTCTTTACTGTGTACTTTCCACCACGGCGCTTATATTCTTGAACTACCCATCCATTTGCATAGGCTGAAGGGTAGACATCAAATTTTCTTTTAGCCTCTGCAACAACTCTAGCATAGAGTTCTTTGTCAGATGGCTCACCTCTGCGATCATCAATTACTTCTTTATATTTATCTTTGGCCTTGTCCAATTCTTCATCTTTTTCATCATATGACTTATTTACTGGGACACAGTTTGGAACCATTCGGCCATTCTTTTCTTTCATGCCTTCCTGCTTATAGCCAGACCAGCATGCTTTTGTCATATTATCCCATTTATCTTCTTCTTCATCGTCTGATTCATAATCTGAATTTTCTGATTTTGTAACTGGGTAATTAATTTCATTTTTCATTGGATCTCCGACTGGAGGTACGCCGTTGTCTTCTGCTTCTGGAGCTTCCATTTCAGCTTCTGGCTCTTCTTCTTCTGGAACCTCAATCATTCCTTCAATTGCTTCCATTAGATGCTCAATTACCATTCCAAGCTGCTCTTTAGTGATCTCTGGACGTAGGGCTTTTTTAATTTCTTCATCGTCATCAATTTCAATTACCGTATCTACTGGGTTAACTACGTCATCAAGCATATCTTTAATTTCATCAATTAATTCATCTTGAGTATAGGATTTCTTCATATTCTTTTCCCGCTCTACAATTTTGCGAGACCAAGAGAAACCAGCATCTCCACCCCATGCGTCCCACATAATTCGACCATTCGAAGGGTTAGAAGTATTGAAAAAGTCTTTACCTTTTTTGTCTACTTCGTGTCTGGAAAAGAAGGAATACATTCGTTTAACGGTGGACAAACTTAATGTCTCACCACGTGCAAGTTGCCCTGCACGAGTCCAGCCTACTGCGGTTCCAGCACCTGTTGCTTTTCCTTGTTCTTTCCAACGAATAGCTCTCTTAGCTGCCGCCTTCATACCAGCGGTGGGCTTGTATCCTTCTTTAGCCATCACTTCTCCTTTACGCTGACAACTTTGACATTTCTGACTTCGTCATCAACTCCGAATATATCGTTTAAATAGTCTACAGCATCATTCTCGTCAAATGCCTGTACTTCTGCTTCAATCTCTAATTTTACCTTATATGTCTTCATTATGCTTTAAACTTAGGGCGTCCAAATCCTACTATAGAGATAGGAACACCTTTCTTATTTTTCTTAAATGCACGAAGCTGCCTGCAGGCTTCTCCGCCATTTCTTTGACTTCCTTTTTTGCTGCTTGAAGTATTCCCTTCAATGCACCATACGGTTCCGTCCTCATTGTCTTCGACGACAATTCCAACATGCGAGATTCTGTCTACACCGTCCCCAGGAAAATCAAAATAAGCAATGTCTCCTGGCTCTGGATCTGCTACATCTACGTCAATCCATTTACCAGACTTTTTGAATGCGGCTGCCCCGCCTGGAGTATAAACTGTGTTTGGCACCTTTACTCCTGCTTGATCTGCACACCACATTACAAATGATCCGCACCATGGCTGGAAGTTAGCCTTTGTAAACGCACCATATTTTGTCTCATTGTCTTTTGGACCTTCAATGTATCCAACTTGAGATTTAGCAACTTGAATTAAACGAGCAGCACTTCCTTTAGGAGCCTTTGCCGTTTCTTCTGGTACTGGAAAGTTATCTGACATTTTAATCTTTATCCCATTCTGTATCTACTGGCTGCTCTGCTGGCATTTGATCATTTGGCTTTGCATCAAGACGAGCCCTGACAGCATCTGCTTCTACCTCAGCCTTTAGTTCATTAATTTCTAATTCTGACTCAAGTTTCTTATCCGCCTGAGTATTCTTAGCGTCCATTTCTTTATTGTCTAACTGTGCCTTCATAATATCTTTTGCACCAGACTGTCCAATTAGTAGACCCGCCAATGTTCCTGTAATAAATGTTGCAACGCTTCCCAATACATTAAAGAACATCTTGTCATTTTCTGACTGTGCTCCTATTGGTTGTGTAACAAACAACAATCCGTAAAGAATTCCAATTGATGTTAGGAATAGAATTGATCCAAGCGTAATTCCTAAAATGAATTTTAATCTTGCATCAAGGTCTTGTGGTGTTAATCTTTCTTTAGCCATTTTTTACCTTTGTTTTTTGGTACTCATCCCAGACTTCTTGTCCTACTAAATCTCTAGAACATGTTCCAGTAGTCTCACAGATTGGTGGGTTGCATTCGGCTTTTTCCCAATTTGCTGTATCTTGGCATTCATAACGGAATGAACCATCAAAGTTACACGATGTAACTGTGAGGGCTAGCATTAAACTAGCTAATGAGGCACCTAATTTTCTCATGCCTCCATTATAGCATTTTAGTCTTTAGAACCCTTAGCTCCAAAATATCCGCCTATAATGCCAATAACTCCGCCAAGAGCGGTTTGAACCAGGGTCATAACTTCGGCTGAAACGTCTACTGGCTCGCCAGTTTTACTGGTTTCAATTGCAGCTACTATATAGTCTCCAATTATTGCCATTCCAATTGCAGCCATTACTCCTGCTGCCAGTATAAGCATAATTTTTTCTTTAATCATTTATTATTCCTCTTTTCTTAGTGGTATTGTTGCTAGCCAAATAATAGTAGCAATTACTGTCGCTACTCCTACAACTTGCTGAGCACTACCCGTTAGGGTCAGCCATGCTATAAAAAAACCAAGGAGAGTAAATATTTGGGCAATGCTTTCTTTAATTACCTCCCAGACGTAGCTAAGGACCTTTTTAATTATTTTCATTATTTCCTCCTTGTCATGGCTGCTGCCACAATATTACTTGCAATAATTACTGGTACGACGACTTCCTGTGCTTTTTCTCTTTGGTCATCTGTCATATCCTTACCCCATTCTGATGGGTCTAGGACTTTTTCTAAATCTATATCTGTTAATGTTCCTATTGGATCCGCCAAAAATTTTTCTGTTTGAACCTCTGTTACAGCATCTGCTAATGTATATGGCATTGGGGCATCAATATTTTTATTTGCCCTATTTCCAAATTCCTCTAATGCTTCTGCTACTGCTTCATTTGTTTTTGCTAATTCCACTACTTTCGTAACCTCCTCAGACCTAATGCCAAGAGTGGAAGCGACTGCAGCTTTCTGTTCTGGACTTAATGTTGCAAGAGTTTGGCTACTTGTAAGATCGGCAAGTAGCCTGGACATATCTTCAGACACTTCTGTATTTTCTGTTTTATCTTCAACTAATATTACAATATCTTCTTCTGGAAAACGTGGATCTTCTGGAGTAATTACTTCTGGCTCTATTACCACAATTTCTGGTTCTGTGGTATTATCTGGAGATGGTTCTGGAGAAAGTTCGATTGGAGATGGCTCAGGTGTTGGCTCTGGGGTTGGATCTATATCCGTTGGCTGAGGTGAAGGCTCTGGTGAAGGCTCAACAGTGGGCGATGGCTCAGGACTTGGAGTTGGTTCTGGTTCAGAAGTTGTTTCAGGTGTTGGAGTTGGAGTGGGATCGATTGGTTGAGTTTGCTCAGGCGATGGTTCAGGATTAGGCTCTACATTTTGTGCATTAGCAATTGCATTAGCAATTAAATTTGCAGTAACACGCATTTCTTCTTGTACTGCTAACTGTTCTTGTGTTGGTCCAACAACAACTGGCTCTGGCTCTAGTGTTGGAGTAGAAGATCCTGGCTGTATCTGTGTTGCTCCCCATGCTTCTAAAGACACAATAGATCCATCATGTAGCCTAACGCCAGTTCTCATATTATTATATTCTGGCCCTTGATAACTATATGATACTGCAAGACTTCCAGTATTAGTAATAGCTACTAATATATTTATAGTGCTTGGCTCAGCCCCCCATTGACCAAATGGAATAGCCTGCATATTTAATTGAAATCCGCCTTCTGAATATAATATGTCTAAAGTATTTGGAGCGCCATACCAACCAGTAACCCAATCCATAGAATATAAAGAAATTGACGGGGTTTGTGGATAATCCCAATACGTATTATCTGCCTGTCCAAATGTAATTACTGAGTTAGTTGTTGCGTATACATTTGAATACTGTACACCGTCAAATGTTATTGTTGTAGCTATTGGAATTTGATAAGATGTATCGTCGCCGCCGCATGTATCCATCGTATTGACTGTTGGGGCTGGGTCGCCCTCGTAGGCGGCTGCTATTGTTTGTGACTGTAAATAGTTAACGCAAGTTGCGTATGCATTTGATGGAACAAGAAAAACCCAGCCAAACATTAAAATTGCGGCTAATGATAGTCTCCATAATTTAGTTCCAGTCAACTTAAACTCCTTGTTACAACTTTTGTAACAAGTTAATTATAACATTAAATTATTTAGCGTTGTCTGTTTTATAAAAGCCTGTGCCCTTGAATTGAATGCCAAATGTACCGTATTGTTTAACCATTGCAGCACCACATTTTTCACAAAGCTCAACCATATCAGCTTGCGTTATTGGCTTAGGTATTTCTTTTGTGTATGAACATATCACACACTTGTAATCATACGCTGGCATTTATCTCCTAAATTTAAGGAGCAGTTTTTTACAGTCATGCTCAGGACTATACCAGTTATTTTTCGTCGCTGTCTTCCCCGACGATCCTAGGCTGCGATGCCCAGGATACCATTATACTATTTCTTCTTCTTGCGTTTCAAGAGGCCTTCTTTTTCTGCCTGCTCAAGCATTTCATCCTGCTCTGCTCCAGAAATTGCGGCTAATTCATCACCATCAGTAATTGAAAACACTTTTGGTTTTGCTTCCTCTGGAACCCTCTTGATTAAATTAACTATTAGCATTCCTTGTAGCATTATAGCGCTATGTACTTCAACATATTCTGCAAGAGAAAATGTTCTTGTAAAATTGCGACCTCCAATGCCTCTGTGAATGTAGGTGCTACTGGTGTCTGATTTGCTTTCACCAGTAATCGTTAAAACATTTTTTTCCTGTTTTACCGTGATGTCTTCTTTGCTAAATCCTGCCAAAGCAATTTCAACAGCATAGGAGTCTTCTCCAATTTGTTTTAGATTGTATGGCGGGTAATTAGTAGATGCACCCATAAGTTTTTCAAGATCTTTAATATGGCGATCCCAGCCAATAAAAAATGGATCTTTAAAAAGATCCAATGATAGGTTTGTAACCATTTTATTCCTCCTTCAAGCGAATAAATTAATATGTGGGCCCCTGACGGCGACCCACATATATTATAGCAAAAAGCTTTTTAGATTACAAGATGCGTTTTTTCTTCTCTTTCATCTTTTCTTCATTTGCTGTTGCGGCATATAGGGCTCTTTGATGAGCCAATGCTCTTCCTCTGCTTGGGTGACATCCTTTAAGTTCGCCCTTATCATTAACTACTGCAAACCCTCTGCACCCTGCTACATTCTGTTTAATATTGTATGGCATATTATCTCCTAATCATTTGGGGGCTCTGGCATATCCATTTGGATTAGCCCCAATTCTTTTGCAAGCTTTTGTCCTTCTGGACTAAGATGTAGTGTTGCTTCAAGATTTTCATCATATTCAACCTCCATCAAACCTTTTTCATATAACTTAACAAGAGTTTCATCGACATAACTTGTATGAGCTTCCCATAATTCTGGTGCTATGTCTTTAGCTTTTTCATCTATGGCAAATATAAGTTCACCATTTTCATCCATGCCTTCCAGAGTTATTGCGCCTATTTCTAAATAGTGCTCTAGCTCCATTCCGAACTCCTCTTCATCCATATCTTTATTATACTCTCTTTTGTGTGGCGTGTAGGACTTGAACCTACGACGGCCAAATTATGAGTTTGGGGCTCTGACCAACTGAGCTAACGCCACCTAGCCCTATTGTATTGTGCCATCCTCATTTTTGTCAATGGTTGTCTCCACCAACTGCTGGACGTAATCAGAGAAATGTTTTCTGACGCTTCCAGGTGGTCTTGATCCAAGAGACTTCCACAATCTCTTATATTCAACTACATTTGCAAATGTGGTAGGGCAAAGCATATATCCCGCATACTCTTTTAGGGTAGTAGGCAGCGGTACATGTTTTCCACAGCATTTACATTCTTTAGCTTTATCTTGATATATGCTCATAGTATTTCCATTCCATCTAGTACGTCCGCCAATTTTGAAGGCATCTTTGGTGGTCTAATTACATTAAGTCTAACGTCTTCTTCCTGTCTATCATTTCTACGTGCAATTGAGTCGTATGTATGCACATTTATTTCCTGATTAGTTTCAAATTTACTTCTGCTTATGGCGTTATATATTGAACCACATACAGCATCCGCCAAGTCTTTTGATCCTTTTCTTGGATGATCTACTCTATCACGCATAATTTTCAGCTGCAAAAGCTCATCTATAAGTAATTTAATATTAGGCCCAGAAAGCCTTTCTTCCGCCACTACCATAGCCATATCATCATAATGCTTTTTGGCAACTGACAAAGTCTCCGTATTTATTCCGTAGGCTTTTAGCTGCTGCATCATGTCATGCGAATTCCATCTATCAAATGTGCAGACTCTTATTTTAAATCCACGAGTTCTTAAAGACAAAATATAATCTTTTACCTCTGTAAAATCTACAGATTTATCAGCAGTAGGAGTCCAATATCTAACTGCATCTACTTCTACGATTGGCGCAGGCTGGGAGTATGTATCGGTTACTTTTACATTTACCCACTTTTGAACATGGGCCATAGATACGGCACAATGGTCATGCTTTTGTGCCAAGTCTACATGCAAGAAGTATTCCTTATCAGGGTCTGGTGCGAACCAATTTTCAAATCTACCAAAGTTGTCTACTGCCAGCGCCATATTGTTAAATGCTTTTTCTATTTTCTCACGAGACTTAAAGAAAGCATCTACTGCTTCTGGGGGCATACAGGCAAAGCGACCTAATGCATCTGGCATATTTTTATAAAATTCTACCTTAAAGTTTTCTATGCTTTTAGTTGGATTGATTTCCCATGTTGGTCTTTTGAGAGCATAGACCTTTGGAATTGTATAAGAGATGATATGATCTTCTTCCCATTCAACTATAAATTCATTTCCCTCTGTGCCGTCTGGCAACTCTTCATCCATCTTTAACTTCTTGGTTCTAATTATTGTTTCTTTTTCTGCTATTACAGAATCATAAAATTTTTGTATTGGATCATTTTTAAATCGGGGGA